GTGAACTGCAGCGACTGTGCCTGAGATGTTTACTTTTGCCATGATTGTTTTTCCGTTTTCTCTATATGGTTCTTTTAAGTTATTTAAGTTAATTACTTAATTGGAGGACAGTACTGACCTGTATTGCTGCACATTTTGACCTGTATTGCGACCAGAATTGACCTCTATTGCTACCTGTTTTGACCTGTATTGCTCCCGTCGAGATGCGGTCAAAGCAATGACCTCGGCGGAACTCTCTTTGTGTGTGAATGACCGGTCGCAGTTCTCTGGACAGTCCAGCACGATGAAGTAGCGGTTAGTCATTCTGGCACCCGACCCTGCGCCTTCGCCAGGCAGAACATCAATCTCGAACAAGTCGCGCAGCTCAGCGACATGCCGACGCACAGTGCGTTCACTCATGTTGCACAAGCGTGCCAGGGTGGCTTGCGACATCCACGCACCGGTGTCGTTTTCGTGATAAGCGATGGCCATAAGCACGAGCTTGGCGTGCGGTGAAGCCTTGGAATGGTGGAGCACAGCCGACATGGCTTCTTTGCTCATTATGTTCTCGATTCTGTTAGAGTTGAGTTGCCTCTGGCGCGTTCTCCGATTCCGCGTCAGGGGCTTTTATTTTATAGGGCTTCGCCTATTGACTTAATCATGTCGAGGATGTCTGGTGCAGCCTTGGCTTTTACTGCGGAGGCATACAAGGCTCGTAGACCGTCTTTGTCGAGGGTAAATGACAGTTCATTCGCTCGGGCTATCCAATCGCCTGTAGAGGGCTCCTGTGGCTTCTGGCGGGCATTTACTTCATCGGCACTGGCAATCTTGCCGTTGTTTTTGGTTTCTGCGCCTGTAGCTGCAACAATGGCACGCCCCCAAGCCGAAGTCTCAGCAACCATAAGTTCCGAGTCTTTGGTGTACGGGGTTTTGCCAGGTACTGGTTCCCATGCTGAACCGATGCCCGGTCTCTCATCGTCAGGAGTTCGGTAGCAGGCGGCAACATACAGAACAAACGTCTGCTCGGCAATCGTGTGAAACTCGACGCGCACTTGCTGAAGTGAGCCGGTCGGGTAATCGTTTTTGAAGTCGCGGATGCGTGTAGCAACGTCGACGTAATCTTTGGCAAAAGCCATTTGTTTTCTCCGATTCTTGCGTGTTTACTTTTCTTGTTTTGACTTCACGTTCTCGATGGCCGAGTTGATGTGTCCGTCAAAGTCAGCGTCTGGCACTTCGCCTTTGGCTGCATAAGTGAATGCTATAGCACCAATCAGTCCAAGTACAGCCATAATTGCACCGAATGTCGCAGATTCAAGTGCGTTCATGTTTAGAACGGAACCTGCACCGAGTGCCAGGATGCCGACACCGAGGGCGAATGCGCTAACGCGGTAGGCGCGCTTCAATAGTTTTTTAATCATCACTTCTTTTTCTTTGCTGGAGCCTTGACGGCTGGTTTAGGTTCTGCAGCCTTCTTAGGGGCAGGGTTGGCTGCAATGTGTTTCAAGGGGTCAACTAGCTTGTCGTAGGGGCATAGGTGAACGTTCTTTGACTTCGCGATGCTGAGGTGCAAGTGCGCACCGGTCGTGAACTTACCAGTGTTGCCAACTTTGCCGATTGAGTCACCAGCGTGGATGTAGTGCCCGATGCTGAGATTTGGCTTCTCGAGCAAGTGAGCATAAAGAACGTGCATGCCGTCAGCGGTCGATTGAATAATGAACCAGCCCAGACCGTCAGACCATTCGTTGGTTTTGATTGCGCCGTTGGTGATGGCGGGAATGATTGTGCCAGCCTTCGGTGACCAGTCCTGTCCGCGGTGCGGTCTGCCTTCGCGGTACGGGGCTAGGTTGCCAAACTCGTCTCCTCGTGTGTTGGCTGGAAATGGTTCAATGTATTGCGCCACTAGATGCTCCTGGTGATTAGTGAAACGATTACGGCCACTGCGACCGCTGTTGAAATGCTGGTAATCCAAGCCGACTGCCAGCGTGCCTTCTCGAGTTCGCGAATGCGTGACTCATGGTCGGCCACAATCTCAAGGCGTGCTTCAATGACCGCGAGGCGGTTGTCGATGTGTGCCAGGAGTGTCGGGGTCGTCGGGCGTGGCAGTTCGGCAGACATTACTCTGCTTCTGGTGCTGGTTCAGCCTTTGGTGCTTTGGCTGGCTTTGGTTCGGCCGGTGATGGCCATGGCTGCATGTCAACGTTGCCCATTTATTGCTCCTCTGGTTTCAGTGTTTCGTGGCATCCGCCACACTCGGCAGACTCAGGCGAGTCATTGCCGAAGTCATAAATAACGCCCAAGTTCGGGCATTCATCTTTGTTGCAAACAAACTTGCTCATTACACTCCCTCGTAGCTGAAACCAACGTTGATGACATCGGTGCTTGTCCATAAGAATGGCACGTTCGAGGCAGTGTTGACTGCGTGAACGTAAGTGCCTGCGCCGTTTAGTGCCAAGACGGTTGCAGTAGATGTTCCAACTCGAATCACTCCAGGGTGAAACATTGTGCCACCATCGACCATGTTGACTCCAGCATCCCAAAACTGGTCACTAAGGATTGCGTTGATTGGCAGGCTAAAAGTTGCGACACCTGTAAGTGCACCGGTCGTGCCCAAGGTGATACGGCCACGCACGTTGACTTGTTTACCAACTACCTGGTAATAGAACGCTGAAGTTCCACCAGAACCAAGACTGATGTTGGTTAGCGTTGGCGTGTAAGCAATCCAAGTTGACGGAAACAAAAAGTTTCGCCAAGCAGTGCCGTCGTAATACGTTGTGATGTCGTTTAGGTTGATGTAAGCAAACTGTCCCTCGACCGGGCTAGTGATTGCAGCGTTGCGAGCGGTGGTGCTTGCGAACGTCGGAATCGACTGGTTCATCAGGTAAGTGTTTACGTCGCTCGCGGTGGCTAGTGTGCCAGCGGTAAATGTTTTGAACGGCATTTAGCGTCCTTTCCATAGGTCGAAGGTTACATCCCAAGAATCAACCGTGATGAAGTGGTTGGCTCCGCGAATAAAGAACACATCGTCGATTTCTACTTTACTGTTTGCCACGGTCACTCGAGCAGTGTCGAGCGGGTCGCGCAGCAGGTATTCATTTACTTGACCAGCGCGCAGAATGACTGGTGCAGTTATTTGGCGCACAAGTTGTGTCGGAATGGTCGAGGTGACAATGTTTGCAGCTGCATCGGCATCGGCTGCGTAATAGTGCCTGGTATAAACCGTTCCGCGCAAGTCACCAATGATGGCGATTGAGTCATCGTTCTGTGAGTAGTCATCGACACCGCCAGCGGTCGTGTAGTTGAGCGTGTTGACGTACTGAAGCGAGTCAAAGCCCATAACAATGTCACTGAAGTCTGCCCGGTTCGCGGTGGCACTAGCAGCGGCCTGAAATACAACGTCGGGGGATACTGTGCGATTTACCAGCTCGTACCAGGTGTAGTAATACAAATCAGTGTCGCTCAGGTTCGGTTGATAGACCAGCGCACCGAGGTTAGTGTCGCTCAGGTTGTTGACTAGCGTGCCGTAATCGACATTGCCCGAAGTGGTGAACCCTTGAACGTCATAACCGACAAGTCCGGGCGCACCCGACTGGATGATGTTTACGCCTGTGGCAGCGTTCATTACAGTCCAAAAGTCTGTCGAGTAGCACGGGTTAGCCACTGAAATGCCTGTAACCGAGGTGTAATTGAGCACGTCACGAATCGGGTGGTCACATTGGAACGTGATTGTGTTTAGCCAGTCAATCGAGTAACTAACGTCACAGTCTGCAATTCTGCCCTGCCAAAGGGTTTTCCAAACAGTTGAAGCCGTGTCAGGGTTAGGGCGGACACGAATAGTGATTGGTGTGCCAGGGCGCATCAGTGAGTTCATGGCAGGGTCATAATCCGCTCCCTGCATCACGATTGTGGCCGTCGGAGTTATTGGTCGAGCGTAACCGCTCAAAACATCGAAACCGTTGTTGGTTTGGATGTTTACAACGTCACCCGTCACCTGTTGCCAGGACATAGTTTCGGAACCTGATGCCCAGTTGTCTTGGTCCCATCGCGAGGATGACCAGACCATAACGTTCGGGTCGTAAGTATAGACAAGCACCTGGATGTCGGAGCTGATGTCAAAAACGTCGTTAGCCATTACCGATTGCCTGTTTCGCGCTCGTATTTCTTGATTGCAGCGATAATCTCTTGCGGAGTCATGTTGGCTTTGTTGATGTTGATGGTGTAGTTGTTAGAGGTTGTGATTCCCTCAGTGATTCTAGGAGACAAGCCCGTTTGACCAGCACCCGCAACCCCGTTATATGACGTGCCGAATAGCGAATCACGCTCAAGAATTGCCTTGATTGCAGCTGCGCCATAAATCTGCTTTTTTACACGGTCAGCAAAGCCAGATAGTGGCTGGTTGATGATGCTGGCAATGTTGAATAAAATAACGTCGAGCGATACGGCCAGAATCTCAAAAGCCTTTACCAGACCGTCGAGGGCGTTGCCGTTGGACGATAGCGAACCAAACAACTGCCCGATAGCGTCGATGACTAGCAAGATTGAGCCATAGACGCCGCTCTTGCCATCTTTACCAACAACTGCTTCCCTGATTGCCTTGAACGCTTTGCCTGTGTCCGTGTTTGGATTGCTCGCATCCTCGATGAACTCGCTGATTGCTGGAATGGCCGTCTCGGTCAAGAACGTCACAAACTGCTCAACATACGGGAGTAGCTGAGTGCCGAACTCCTCTGCCAGGTTCTCGACCGCAACATTGAACTTGGCAAACG